CTTTTAATCAAATCATCGCCGAACACAGCATCGCGGGTGAAGGTATCATACATATTATATTTTTCAGGACAATGTTTTAGAGCAAGAATTTTCCAGGCATACCGCATGTTAATACAACCAGTGATGTTATTTCGCCCACCAGTATCAGGACCGCCAGACATATTTCCTCCAGGGAGTTGGACAATTTTCTCATTCAAGAATACGAGTGGTCTTACTTCTTGATTGGCAAGTCTAGTACGGATGGTATCATGATCGGAAGTCCAATTGGGGTCTAAAGCTTGATAAATTTTATTATAAAAAGCAGCATTTCTTTTAAGATATTCCTGTGGGTGACAAGTATCGAATCCAGAATAATCGCCTGTCATTCCAACATCACTAACAGCAGCAAGATAATCATGTAGACGAGAAAATTCAGTAGAAGCAGGGTCAATGCCAATCTTAAAGGGACCAGCAACATTAGTTAGGGTAAGTAAAGCTTGCACAGCGCCATAATAACGCTTCCAAAGGATAGAATGATAGGTAGGACCCATTAGAAAAACACGAGTAGAGCAGGCTTCAATCTTTGCAAGAGGACGTACCTCGTCTTTAAGTTGGGGAACGTATACAACAGCACTAGGATTATCAGATGTTTTCAAAAACTGTTCGTAGGTTTCACAATCACGTTGTAGCTGGTTTCCTTCTTCAGTATCAGCAAATTCATACATATTCTTTTCGACATTAAATTTGAACACTTTTGACTTACGAGGAATACCTCCACACTCAAAACTATGAGGGTAACCAGGCCCCGCAAACATATTCATTGACGGCGAGGATTGACAAGCCGTCCAACCATTAAAAGCTTCAAGGTAAGTTAGAATTTTAGGGGGCACACAAGCTTCACGAACGACATTCAACATAAGTTCACCGAGTTCTTCATAACATTCATCAAGGATATCAAGGTCAATTTCAGGTTGGGGACGTCCAAATTTGTTGACTCCTACAGTTAGTAAGTCAAGGGATTTGTCAGGGCAACGAGGATCTTTAGCAGAAAGAATAGCGGGTGCACAAACAGTCTCATCAGAAGTATTAAAAGGAGAGGGCCAAATTTGTGTTTGACTACAGTAATTCATTACATTGGGACGGTAAACACCATCAACAATTTTGCCAGGTTTGCCAACAACAGAAATGTAGGGAGAGAGATGCTCAGGTGCAGGTTCGGGTTCGAGTACAACTTGTTGGAAATCTAATGCGACTAAAGCTTCATCGGAAAAACTTTCACTTTTCATATCAATAAGTTCGTTGAAATCACTTTGATAAATGACAGAGGACAAGCCTTGGTGACTATCAGCAGCAGTATGTAAACCGACGAATTTCTGAGGAATTGAAGGGTTTATGATAATTAAGGGAGAACCACACCATCCTTTAGCAGTCTGAATTGGTGCAATATGAGCGAGAGAATTCAATTTATAAATAGTTCCAAACTTCATGCCTGACTCAGTGGCTTGTTGACGCTGTTCGCATAACACTATAGGTTTTTCAACCCGAGTGGTGCGGTCAGAGTCCCAAGTATAAAGAGCAGCATGGAGACCATCGAAAGAAAAGGTAGCAGATTTCTTCTGCAAATATCCACGGATGTCACGGAAGTGTTCAGTTAGGCCGACTACGCGAAAGATGGCTTTTTCATCGCGTTCAAACAATATCAAAAGTTCAAGATCGTAGAGACGACCTTTAATTTCGACTTGTACACCCTCTTGTATATGACCGACTGTGACTAGAACATCGGCAAAGATACCCTG